GCAGAATTTTTAGACGTTATGGGATTTTCAGAAATGCTTGCAATGTATTTTGTACATGATGCTGGAGAAACGCAAAAATGGAGACTTAAAGGGCATGCAGTTGAACGATTCTATGAGTTTGTTAGTTCATGGGCAATTATGTATTCGCACCCAAGGGATATAGGATTTGAAATGAATGGATTTGATTTGCCCGAACTTTCGATAATTGAAAAACAGGTTGCAACTACATTACCGGAAGGTATGCTATTTTCGGGATTGGCTGTAAATGCTACCGATTACAATTCAAGTTTACGAGAAACAGAATTAGAACGCATTAACCAAACTTTAGAAATTGTTAAAAGTATTGGATTTAACGAACCGATAATTATTTGGACAAAGCAAAATGATGAAGCAAAAAACATATACAACCATTTAAAATTGCTTGGTTATGATTGCCGAAACGTGCAAGGTTCAGATTCAAATGAAAAGAAAGAAGCTGATTTATTAGGATTCGGGCATAATGAATTTCAAATACTTATTACAAAACAATCAATTGCAAGTCAAGGATTGAATTACCAAAATTGCGCTTATCAGATATTTAATTCAGTTGATTTTAGCTTTGAACAAAGCTACCAAGCCATGAGGCGTTCATGGAGGTTTGGACAAAAAAGAAAAGTAACATGCTGGATGATAACAACCGACAGAATGATAAATGTTATTAAAATACAGCAAGATAAACACCTTTCATTTAAAACTATGCAAAGTGAAATGACGAAGGCAGTTAATAAAAATTTACTTAACCAAATAACAACTAAAAACATGAATAGTGAAGATGTTAAAACAGAATTTTACCATTTAATGCGTGGGGATTGTGTTGAAAAATCAAAAGAAGTTGAAGAAAATAAATCGGATTTGATTATATTTTCGCCTCCATTTAGCGAACTTTACACATATTCGAGTCATGTTGAAGATATGGGCAATTCAGCAAACTATAACCAATTCGAGCAACATTTTAAATTCTTAATTCCTGAACTAAAAAGGATTTTAAAACCTGGGCGTATTTGTGCTATTCATTGCATGGATTTACCAATACAAAAAGGAAAAGAAGGATATATTGGTTTAAGGGACTTTTCGGGAATGTTGATTAAATGGTTTCAGGATTGCGGATTTATTTATCACAGTCGGGCAACAATATGGAAAGACCCTGTAATTGAAATGCAGCGAACTAAAGCACTTGGATTGCTGCATAAACAAGTAAAAAAAGATAGTGTAATGAGCCGTGTTGGAATACCTGACTATATTTTATTTTTTAGAAATGAAGGCGAAAATACAATACCAATTACAAATACAAATATACCAGTTGATTTGTGGCAAAAAATAGCTTCGCCAGTTTGGTATGATATTGATTATTCAAGAACTCTGAATTATAGAGAAGGTAGGGCGCAAGATGACGAGAAACATATTTGCCCGCTTCAACTTGATACGATTGAAAGAGTAATATTGCTTTATTCAAATGAAGGCGAAACGATTTTCAGCCCTTTCGGAGGAATTGGCAGCGAAGGTTATCAAGCGTTGAAAATGAACCGTAAAAGCATTTCAATTGAGCTTAAAGAAAGCTATTTTGAATTGAATAAACGAAACCACAATGCAGCCAAAGAAGAAAAAGGACAATTAAAATTAGCATGGTAGAATGCTAAATCGAAGCACGTCTTTAAATGGCGTACAACTTGTAAATATCCGCAACTAAATAGTCAAAATACCAATAAATTTAATGATTTTAGAAATAAAATATAGGTATAAGGGATTTGATTATTTAGTTGCCGATTCGGATGGTAACTTGTATTTAACACCTCATTTTCGTTACCGGCGCACAGTATATTTTAAGAAAATTGAGCCGTTTAAAAATGGCATTAATAAAAAGAAAACAATTAAATATCACGGTGCAAATGTTTCGTTTGCACAATTAAGAAAACGAAAAATTGAAGTTAATGAGGTAATTGAAGTTTACTAAAAACAAAAATCAAATCGAAACATATACGGTGTTACCGTCTTTCTTTTCAGATTTTAAAATATTCATTCTGTTATTTCCGGTATTCCATGAAACGTGAACCCATGTAGGATTTTCTTGTTCATCTGGAAATTCAGAAATTAACTGATCGAAAGCAAGATTGTTTTTGATGTAATTGAATATGTCTTTATTCGATCCTCCGAAAAGTAAACAGATATCCATTGCGGCTCCATTTATTGCTGTGTGTTGGCTATTCTTAGCACCTCCAACTACTTTATTAAGTTCTTCACATCTAAAAAAAGAGTTGATGTGTATAGGTCTATTCCCTAGTCCGGCCCTTAATGGCTCAAATATGTTTTCAGCTAGTTCTATCATGTTTTTTAACTGCGAGGCATCTGGAATGTTACTTATTCCTAAACGCTCTGCTGTTGAGCTAGAAATAGCCTCCTGAAAGGTAATGTGATCTGAAATGTTGTAAATCATTTACTGGTTCCTATTAGTTTATCATCTTTCATTTTTTCCCAGATAGCAGATAATTCATTATAGGCATATGCAAGCTGTTTCAATGCAGCCTTGCAATTTATAGCATTGTATTTGTCGCCCTTAACATCTAGGTCTCTACGTTGATATGCCTTAATTGCTTTTTCCAATTCTTTACGAGCTTTGAATAAGTTGTCAAAAGCCTTTCTCATGATCATTTCAGGAATCGAATCATTTACCGTTTTCGGTTCTGCCTTCGAGTAAAATACAGAATCAGCTTCAGCAAACTCTTTTTCAAATCGGTTCTGCGACGTAGACTGAAGGCAAATAAGCAGAACCGAAATTAATAGGATTGGCTTCATTTTACGAAGGTGTTACAATAGGTTTTTTTGGTATAATCTGTACCCATGCTTCTTTGGCCTCAACCATAACAGTCTTTCCGGCCGCTGCCGCCTCTTTTAATGAGTTCTGATCAACTGAACCGTCGTTTTTAATGGCATTATCTACAAGTCCGGCAAAGTTGGATACAGACAAAGAAACGTCACTTAATTCCTTAGTCACAATTGTTGTTTTACCTGCAATAAGCTTAATAGTCTTTGTAACTCCATTTTTTGAAAGAATACCAGCCACATACATTACTAAAACCCAAATGCCACTATCTTTTGCGTTATTCCAAATCTTTTGAAAGAATCCCAGCTGTGGAGCATCCGGCGCGGGTTGTTGTGTTTGAACCTGTTCCTGTTGTGGCACGTTCGATACTTGAGCTAACACGGGTTGATACATTGTCAACGTCAGGCTGAATAGTATCAAGAAAATTACCTTTTTCATGTTTGAATTTTTTAAATAAATTTATGATTCCTGTAATTGAAATTTCAAGCGGGCGTTTCATTGTATTTGGTTTCTGTTGCAATCATTGTTTGTGAATATGTCACAGATTCTTTTGTTAGATTATTTATTAATCCTTGATTGATAGTAGAGGCAATTCCTAAAAGCACTTGATTTTTTGCAGCTTTTGGTAGGCTAATAATGGTCTGAACGTCACCAAAATCCTTTAAGATAACTGGAAGCCATTGACGAAGCCATATTTTTACTGCATCGTCCAACGTTCCAGGAATTAGTGCGGTAAGAAGATCGGCACCCGGACTATCAATCCATTTTTTAAACCTATTTACTACATCAATACCAATTGGCAAAAAGGCTTCGGCAGATGCGAACAATTTAATAATTAAACTTTTGATTTTCAATAATAGTGCTTTCATAATTAATTTTTAAGAAGTTTTTTTATATCTGTATGAATCTCATTCAATAATTTGTCTTTATGATTTAACATCCTTTCCTTTTCACTTTCCCTTATCCTTCGATAAAAAGATACCGCGACAAAAGACGATGAACTTGCAGCAACGGCCAAAATCATATTTATGACTAGCAGCGTATTTTCGGATAAAAGAAAATGCCTCATACACAGATGCTAAAATTATAGACAAATATATACATAATTTATAATTGAAATAACTTTTGTTTTCAATTATTCCAACATAAACGAAAAGTAAAATAGCCAAAAAGAAAAATATGGCTGTGTAAAGAGATAAAAATCTAACTATGTGATTATTTGATTCAATCAAAAGTATAAGTGCAACAACTATCCATGATACGTGACCAGTCAGGGCATACATTATATTTAGTTTTTCCCTTGTAATTTCAAAGTCAAAAGAGAAAACAATGTACGATAAAATGATCATTACAAGATAAGCTATTGCACCTATATCTGATAACTTTTTCACTTTTTTGATTTTGCTTTTTTAGGCTTCTTAGTAGATTGAGTTACCCCTTTTTTGATAGGTGGTAATTCCGGTTCTTCATTTGGCATGATGTTAATTTTTAAATGTAAATACTAAAACTGTTTATTCATTGGCATTAAAGAATCCTTCAGAGATGTGCCCCGATGAATTTCTTCAAAGATAATATTCATGTGCCATTGATAGGTGTATTTGTCGATTGATTCACCAGGCTTTAAAACATATCTTTGATCGTAATATTTATCACCCAGTGTCCGTAAAATATAAGCATCCTTGAGGCTTAAATAGTCCTTTTTATCGGCTTTATCCGTATTGTTTGCAAATGTTGAAGCGATAACCCCTCCATAAATTGTAACTATAAATAAAACTATTCCAAGTGTCCATTTAACCATTCCTGTTAATTTACTTTCAAGCTTATCATACTTCTTTTCTTGCTTCTCATAAAATAAATCTGATTTTTCTTCACGGTCTGCAAAATAAGCGGCTGATTCTGCTTTCAAGTGAGTAAACATGTCGGACGTTTCACCAATAAAGTTTTTAATTGCATTTTCAGATTTAATTTCAAAATCTTTAAACACATCATTTGAGCGTTTTGTGATGTTGTTAAAACACTCTTCGCATTTTTGTTGTGTTTCGTCCATTCTGTTATTTATAATTCTGGGGTCAACCGAAAGTTTTTATTATGAAATTTAGTTCAAAAAGTTCCCTATACGAACTAAGGATAAATTACCGCATATACAGCGTCTTTCAATTTTTTATGCCCTGCCGTGTGTGGGTGTACTGCATTTGCAAAATCATCAGGATAAGTAAGAATTGTTTTCCCTACGATATGAGTGCAATAAGTTGATCTTGCTGTACACAATGAAGCTATACGAGTGCGGTAATCATCAAGTGTTGCGTCTTCTTTTGCGTCACCTCTTATAAGTGGACTCAAACAAAATACCTCAATAGTTGCATCAAGTGTGTGAATAGCATCCAATAAGGCCGCATAATAACCCTCAAAAGTTGCAGCTGCTGTATTTGCGACACCCCAATCGTTAGTAGCTGCCTCAATTAGTACAATTTTTCGAGTTGTTGTAAGGGCAAATAATGAAGTCAAATATCCTATTGTTCTGGTGACAAGTGGAGATGTGCCTGCAAAATGTTTTATTTGACCAAAACCAAATCCCAAAGAGGCAATATTTTTACTATTTTCAATTTCAAAAAGTCTTACAAATCCCTGCGTTTCAGGTATTGTTGCAGCATCACTCACAGAAATTGAATCGCCAATACATACCAGTTTTTCAGGATGTGACACCTCGTTTATTTTTGTGATATTCTTACACTTTACCGATGTCAAAAATGTTCCCACAACAGAATCAAATCCTGATACACCCGCCTGAGTACCCTCCATTAAGGTAACTTTTTTATTACCGACAGGAAGGAATATAATTTTTTCGGTGAAAGCATATAGATAATATTGTGCAAAATATACATTATCAATAAAGACGGTAAGCAAAGAACTCCCAGAACCACCTAGTTGCAACGTGGGGTTTGCTTTGATCAAAATATTAGTATCGGTCGTGTAAAACTCATATTTGGCAAATGCCATTTTTCTTTTATATGTAGTTTCATCCTTATAATCAACAGAATTAAGCATTATTCCATCATACTTTTCTTTGAGATTATAGGGTGAATCTTTCATTACTCCAAAATTGGTTGCATAACGTTCTTGCAAATAGTCCATTACTTGCATTTTTTCATATCCCGTATGCGCTCCTGAGTAAATTATTAATTCATAAAAATCGAAATTACAACAAGCTGTATCCAAGTTTGCATAACCACCTATTTCGATGCCTTTTGTAATATTGTTTGAGCCAACTGTTGTAGTAACCTTACTTGCGCCATTTCTAATAAATTCTGAAGTTGCAGCTCTAACCACCTGACAATAACAACTCAAATCGGTAGAATATGCTGTTTCGATCACCGCAGATGCACCAGCATTAATCCCAAATCTACCAACAGGGGTTCCACCCATAAGATAAATTAATGCAGTGTAAGGCGTAGCTGGTGTGCCACATTGCGCCCTGTCTGGTGTTGACGATAAAAACTTTGAAACCATGTAAATAGTATATGGTTGGGCGATTGTAAAAATGTCAGTTATCAACCTATTTTTCACCCCATTAAAAGTTATTTTATTATGCCCGTTTAAGGAATTTGCCGTAATAGTTGGATAATTATCAACTCCTGCACCAACTGCATGATGATTGTTACCCTACAGGTCGGTCAACTGCGATGCCTTGCCCGATGAATCAACAACATCATCCGACCTTAACCACAATGCAAGGTTTGATAAGTCCGTTGGAACTATCGATGGATAGCTAATATTTGTCCCTAGTTTAACTACCCCCAAACCTATATGTGTGTTTATTCCTGGCATTTTACAGGGGTTTTAGCCAGTATTTAATAATGTCTGTCGCTGCTGTCTGAGTTATATTTTTCATGTTATAATAGTTTTAAATAATAACAAATAACATCTGTAGCGGCTGTTTGAGTTACTGAAGTAACTTTATTTACCAAAGGTCCACCCATTCCTAAAGGTATTCCAACGCCTACAATTCCCTCATCTACATCGGCCGAAACTGTTACACCTACTGTTTTTTCACATGATGCAATTTTAGAACCATCAAACCACGAGGTGCAATAATAAGCATAGTAGTTAGCTGGCATACTTGTTTTAGCCGTTCCCGTAACGATTAGTACTTTTTTGCCAAGCGCATCATCTTGTTTTGATGCTGTTGAAACTCCGGTAGCAATTCCTAGTCCAAGTAACGTTAGTGACTCAGTTACTTGTAAGACTGTTGTAAATCCAGTTACCCCGTTAATAGTCCAATCGGTAGGTAAGTGTCCGGTAACCATAATATCAACATCGCCAACCGGTGGAACTATTTTAATTAACCCAGATATTGCTGCTACTGTAAAGTGTCCTGAAGTGAATGGTTTTTCATAACTAGGGACGCCAACTACTGAAATATAAAAATTTCCGTTTGGTGTTTTTGTTAAAGTTACTGATCCTGCCATGATTGATGATTATTTAATGTTAAAAAAACACTATAAAAGTAAATATATTTTTTAAAGTATGTTATAAAGCACTATTATTTTTTTGCGTTGCTTTCATCATTATTATACACACATCTTGCTGATGAAGTTAAAGAACTCCAAGTAGTTGAATTTTGAACTTCTGTTATTGACGTACCATCATTAAAATGAGTACATATAAAATTCTGAACAGTCCATACTTGAGAACCTATTTTTACTGTTGCATAAATATTACCGTCGTAATCTATTAATATACCAGGGTCTATTGAATCATCTTTTATTAATCTGATAGGACATCCCTGAACCTTAAATATTAATGCCTGCCATCCAAAATATGATGAATTATAAACAGCGGCCTGACAACAATATGCGTAAGTTGCATCGTAGCTATTTGAAGCCCATAAATAACAAACCTGATTTATTCCTGAAAACGAACCTGTTTCATTTCTTAATCCGGTACCTCGAAGAACATAGTTATATCCATTCGTTGCGCCAGTATTTGGCGAATTCCAATAATCATATCCAGTTTCTTTAAGCTTACCTCCTGCGTAATTTGCACCACCTAATGTCAAGCCAAGTGCATAAAATTCTAATCTAGTAGGAACATGCCATCCAACCGGAGCAATACTTGCTCCTCCAGTGCTGTAAGTTACTGCATACCAATTATAAAGATATCCATATTTTACTGGTGTAATTTGCTGTTCTTGTGGGTAACTCCAAAAAAAGTTAGAATATTGTTGACAGTTACATGATGAAATAATCATCAAAAAAAATACAGTTAAAAAAAATATCTTTTTCATTACCTTCCGTTTATGTAAATATTATTTCCTGATCTGTAATAGCTTGTAATATAAGTACCTGAACTTTTTGATTTCAAAGTATTTGTGTGGGCATTAGTGATAGTTCCTAAAATGTTTGGTGAAACATTCAGCGTGTAACTCGACCCAACGATGAAAGTAACCACAGCGGCCCCGGTGTATGTTATTTCAATATTTCCAGTTTTTCCATTATTTAGATTTGAAAGCGTGATTGAAATATTTGTATTTGTTGAAATGTTCGCGTTTATGTGTGCTGAAACATTGTGAGTATAGTTAGTATTTGCCGTTGCAGAATATGGCGTTACATCTTGATCGGTTAATATTGTCAGTGTATCGCGATTACTGTACCAAAGTGATGTATTTGTACAATAGATTGAATCGAGTTCGTTGGTATTGCTTAAGTCAAACTTATTCCATGCGTGTTGCCCCTTGAACATCCAAACAGCAGAATCAGCAGTATTGTAGTAAAAAATAGGATTGTTCGGAGCAATTAATTTTTTGATAGATGAATTTGGTAACGGACTTGCATTTTGCGAATGTGCAATGAATCCGACCAAAATAAATACAATTGTGAATAATTTTTTCATATCAATTTTTTATTAAAATGTATCCTGAAATTAATTCGCCGGTTCCAGAAAATAACACAGAATCTATTAATCCGTCAATTGAAGAAAGCGTTAACTGCGGATCAATAGGAAGTCTGGAATATTTACCTGCTTCAACAAATTGCCAGACTTCAAACTGAGGATTTTGGCCGTAGTCCTGCATCGGGTTAAAAGAAACATTGTTTGAGTCTTCCAATGATTCTCTATAATTTGAAATTTCTGGGCTATAAACATCTGTAAATTCTATTCTCCGCCCGTTTGGATCATTGCCCCAAAGAACTGACATTGAAAATTTATTGTTATTGCTGACCGCAATTGGATGAAGTCTATAAAGTAGTTCGGTAGGAAGTAAAATAGAATATCCCTTATAAGCTGACTTGTGAACTATTCCCATTTTACCGGAAGTCGGGCAACCCTGTTTAAAAACGTCACTTACTAATATCGTACCAACTCCGGTAGAAATAACTAAGTAAGGAACTCCGACAAAATCAGTGAAAGCGTAATCAGCATCTTTGAGATTAGCCCCAATATTATTGGTGTCAATTGCATTTACCTTTATTCCGTACGTTGCTGCGGTTAAAGGTGTTTCCCTGTCAATCTGATAAACTGATTGAGCAATTGTAAACCACGCCGAAGATGTATTATATTTCGATAAATCACTCATTTTTAGTTAAATATTAGTTCTACCCTCATAGGTAGCGGATTAGGTGCAAAACCTTCTATTAGCACTGTTAAACCATTTCCTACAACTCCCGTATAAGCAGTTCCACGATCAAAGCTCAACATACGTTCAGCCGAACCGTTGATTTCAAATACTTTTATATCAACTATCTTTCTTCCGGTTAAATTATGAGTTACAAGTAAGTTGTAAGTATCATCAACCTCCAATGTCCATCCGGTAGGGTAGTCTGTTGTTTCAATTGCGGCGGATATTCTGGTTGCAACACTTCCAGAAGATGAAGTAAAGTTAATAGTATAAGGATTTTGTTTAAGTTTTAATAAGTCTTGAATAATTATATAGAGGGCGTTTGCAAATCCCATAACTTCTGCGAGTGCATCCTCTACATTTTCAGCGTCAAAAATTCCGGCCAAATCAGCAAGCGTTACATCTTCTGCCTTGACGGTTGCAGGAAATGTAACAGGTTCTAATGTTGTACAATCTGCTTTAAACCAATAAAGTTGATCAACAATAATTAAAGGCATAAATTTATGTCTTAATCCTATGTCAATTCCCGCCAACGCCTCAGCCTCCGAAGCCCACGGAACATTGTTATTTAGATATGCTTCCTGGATTGGTCTTCCGGTAGTTGATTTAAAACCTATGTCAATTGGTATTCCTATCATTGCTTAAAATTTATAGCTTAAAATTTATAGGTTAAAGTTAATAATGTTGCTGGTTCAGGTGCATAAGTTATAGGACAAACAAAAGTGTAAATGTTCATTAATACACTGTTTGATCCAAAAGTAAAAGTCGCCTGTGTTTTTTCAAATGCACTCATAAGATCGTAAACGTTCCACATTAAAATACTTGATAGTTCCCCGAATGATGCAGGATAAGCAAAACAGTTTCGGGTTCCAAGTTCGTTATAATACTGGATTGTTGTATCTTCTTTAACGGCTAATAACTCAGTCATTGCCTTGACTTCTGATTCATAAGGCGGGTTATTTGTCACAGCACCGACATACATTTTAGTAGTGATATCCGGAATAATCGGATTTGATTCAATGATACCTAAATTATCAACATTAATACCGATAGCGTTCTTTTGTGATAGCTTCAGGGTTGCCTGAAAAGATGTTGAGTTTCCAAATAAAGTAGGGTCTATTTCACTTTTCTTAATATACTGAATACTATTAACTGTAAATAAATCCAAATTGCTTACCATCCCTATTTTAGCTATCATGTAATCCGGCACTGCTGCAATTTTCAATACTTTTCCTGTGTAGTATGATGCTGAAAGAATAGTATTGCTTTGTGAACCTTCGAGCACTTCTGATTTATCAATGTCGTTTACTTCTACATCCATCGCCTCGATATAAAAATCAAGATAATTCCCGGTATTTGCCAATACAGACCAATCTATGAATCTATTATCTAAGTCTGATTCAATCCTATCAAGGTTTGAATATTTTATGTATTTGATAGTTCCTTTGTTTATCTGTTCTGTCAAATCTGTGACTAAAACAGGTTCGCTGGTTAATACATCTGAACCCTGTATAGCGGTAAAATAGATATGTTTGTCGAAGTAGTCAGAATCTAAAGTAACAACAAAATTAGTATAATACCTCATATTTGTTGATCCGTAATGCGAAGTATAACCAGCCGAAATACTTTCAATTTGTGTGATTATAGGAAGTTTATAAAATGATTTAAGTGTAATTGTCGCGTCTGTATCTGATTCAAATTGCAAGTAAAGTACATGGTTTTTATTAAACTTTTGAAAATATGGAATTATCAAATTATTAGAGTGTTTTCGATCCGCATGTAGTGTATTCCACATATTTGGAAATTCAGTCGGATAGGTTGCCAACTTTTTAAATGTGACGCTATTTAATATTGAACTTGATATCATTATCGAATGTTTTCACAAATTTATAAAATGTTTTCAAACATACGTTTATATTTGATAGTTATTTTTATTGGTAGTAAATTGCAGACTTAAAATTCTTCACGAATATACCTTTTTGAACTAACGCTCGAGTGCTATGTGCAGGGCTGGATTTCGGGCGGTGTCCGTTATTTGTCAGCGATGCAGCCCGGGCGGAAAGGTAAGGCTCGAAAATCAGAACTGCCAGACTTGACACATAGCATCAAGTTATTTGCCGTTTTTAATTAAATCCAATACGATGAAACAAATACAATTCAAAGACATTTCAGTCAAAATTTATACAGATGCAGTCGAATATACTAACGACTGGTTTGGAATGCCTGAAGGCGCAATCTTAGACAAAAGTTCTGTTCCTGAAAGTGCGGGAATGGCAGATATTATAGGAAAAGAAATTGCAATTTTTACTACAAAACTTTGCTCTTTCGACGACTTGTTATCTACCGTTGCTCACGAATTAGGACACTTGGTAGAAAATGGGTTTAAAAAGAATCCACCACAAAAACCACGATACGAAAAACGTCACGAACTAAAAGCAGAACATTATGAGTCTTTCACAATTGATTCATATAGACTGTCACGCCAGATTTACGGACTCACGTTCAGCGAGCTTTAAAATGGCAATATAACGGTGGTGGTATGAAATCGGTTGGGATTTCGAAGTACAACCATGTCAAGTTACAAAACACTTGCTACGGGCTACCAAGTTTGACAAACCACTAAAACCCAACTGTTTTATACCACGTGTTATACACAGGCATTTATTTAAAATTCAAATAATTACAAAATGAAAACAATTAAAAACGACTATTGTATAAGACAATTTGTAAGCAGCGATACATTAAGACCTGCAATGACTAAAGTAAATTTACAGGATGGATATTTATATTCTACCGATGCCCATATAGTTGGGAAAATAAAAGCGGATTTGTGTGTTCAAAATTATACTGCTATTGAAAAATACCCAAATGCAGAAAAAGTAATTGAGGAACATGAATCGGTTGAAAAGAAAACAGTAAGCGTTGATACTCTTTTTAACGACTTAATGAAAATTGAGTGCTGTTTTAAACCTAAAATGATTGATTGCGACAAATGCGATGGTGATGGCGTATATGTTTGCGACCATTGTAATTCTGAATGTGATTGCAAAGAATGTGGTGGAACTGGGCAAGTAGCAGGCAAAGAACTTGAATTAACAAGCGAACATGATTGCGTTTTATTTAATAAAAAATACAAACTGAATTATTTGGATTTAATTATTAAAACCGCAGTTTATACAGGCGTTAAAGAGATTGAAATTTCAAACGGTACTCACGAAACTTCGGTAACTATTTTCACGGTTGGCGATTTCACTATTTTATTAATGCCGTGCTATCGTAGGTAGACTCTTTATGCTTGTGTATAACTTATAAATATCAACAGTTTAAAAAATTAAACTATGTGCCAATTATCATAATATGAAAAACTTGCTTTACACAAATTGGGTGAAAGTATTCATAAAGGTAAATGGAGCAACGAAGGTTTGGTTAAACTTATTGAACTGGGTTCAGACTATCTTAATCCACTTTCTATTCAGGAATATGCAGACAGTAGGAAAATAAGCTATCAGGCAGCAAGAAAGCATAAACAAACTATTTTATTAAGACAAAAATTTATTATTGACAATGATTAGAAAGGTTCACATAGGGCCGTTGTTTAACTACACTACAATAGGTTTGTATTTTTCAACTATTGTTATTTCAGCTTCATCCTTACCGATTGACATATCAATATTATATAAATAACCTTGTACCGAATTACCGTCTATATCTATTCCGAAATCCATCCAACCATACAAATTATCTTGAAGAACCTGTAAATCTGCATAAATAAACATGCAAGTAACTTTGTGCTTCATAGGTAAAATTATAGGATCGGATAATGTAGAAACTGGTATATCCTGATTTTCAGTAATCGCATATTCATCAAAACCGGACTGAGGGGTTCCCAGTGTTCTTAAGTTTTGTTGCTTGTCTGATGTTTGAAACTTCAATGTAGTACCGGAAAAATACGGTTTTTCGAGTGCAGACTTTAAATTAGGTTGACGCTTCAACATTCGCGAAGGTGTAAAGTATCTATTTAATAAATCTTCACGAAAAACGCTTGATTCTTTCAGTATCGTAATATTTTCGTCTCGTTCTGGTTTCCATTCATATCCATCCGCCTGAGTCTTAGTAATGAAAATATCAGAATCTTGCTTAGTATCGGTTGTGTCAATCGGCGTTGCTAAACTTGAAAGTATTCCTTTTGTGTCACCTCTGTAAGATGCAATATTTTCTAATTTGGTAGCAGTATTCAGTATTGTAGTTCTTTCAATTGTCGTGTTTGGTTCTGCAAGTCCGTTAATTTCAAGATACTCATATTTATCAAAACCTGATTTAATGTTACTAGGTGCGTATTCAATCATAACCTGTGACTCAATATCATATTTATTGAATCTAGATTTAAGTGGCGGGTTAAATATTATTTCATCTTCATCAGCACTTTTAAAGAAGTCTGAATATTTTTCAATTCTTAATCTTAGTGTTCCTTCAATTATCTCAAATGAATAACCTAGACCCCATATAGCACTAGCAGTCTTAAACAGGTCTTTGAAATTGACAGCAAGCGGTAAATCAGCAAGTGTTAACCCCCGTAAGTTTAAACCATTTTGTATATGTGCAAAAGACAATTGATTTTCGGTCAAATATTTTACACCATCTGCATAACTTAAATTCTGACGGCCAAAAAAATCAGAATAAAAAGGATATTGAGTGTCAAAAATGTGTTGTGATAATCTTTCAAAAGTCTCGTAAATTGGCCAACCTTCAACTTTTCGCGCTGGCGAAGTGATAATGTCCTGAGAAAATGAAATCATACTTTCGTCACTACTGTCGCTATAAAATCCGGCTTTTATTCCTGAAATATCACCAGTTTTTACAACTAATCGCAAACTTTGACCTTTTTTCAAGTCAATAGTTGTCGAATCGTCTATTAATAGGTCTTCGGTATCATTGCCGAAAGTAGCTAGTTCGATTTCATCAAAAATAACCTCTGCAAGATCGGAAACGACAAACATCAACGTCCACGGTGCAGTAGGGTTATTATCGTTAGTAATCCAAAAATGGAAAGTATATTTTACCGTCAATGTCCTATCAAACTCTGAACTTTCAAGTATTTTTGGTACTGCGGAGATATTTATAATTCTGTTTGTAAACTTAACGGCTTGAACATCTCCGACAAAGTCGTTTTTCTGAACGTCAAAAGGAAGTGAGGCATAACAATTGAATCCTTTTACGCGGGGCAAATCGTAAAGTATTCCATTTTGAACGGGTGTTTTTAGTTCGGCATAAAATCGCTGGTTAGTTGCCTGGTAATTTATGAATTTTTTATCTCCAAGTGGTCTATCTAAAATATTATAATCGCCTATTGAAACAAGTTTATTCAAGTCAACGTTAGTATCCTGACGTTGATCCAGTTTAGTTTGCATCGAACTATTAACGGCTTTTACCCTAATTCCAAAAGAGAACCCTCCAATTTTAACTTTCTGATAGAAATTAAAGTCAATGTTATAGGTAGATGGAAATTCAATGTATTTTCTGCCTTTTTCGGGGTCAACAAAATCAAACTCTTTCCACCAATACTGCACTAATGTACATTTTGCATTAAATCCAAAAGTCATATATAAATCCTTAAGCATTTTTGCAGCATTTCCGACAAACGTCAATGTATCGGCGTTGGATGAAACGAATACACCTCCAGCTTCTAAGTCACGTTTGATATTGATCTTTCCAGATGCCCACTCACATGGTTCTGTGTCGCAAATTAATTCTTCAGTATTACTTATCAGTTTGAATAAGTACTTTGATGGGGTGGCTGAATGTATGTCGTTTGGAAATGCCATAAATTAGTTTCTTAAAATCCGATTCAAGTAAATTGTTTGACTATTTGATGTTGCAAATCCAATAGTTTTATGATCTTTGTCGACAATCTGAACCGGTTTGTTTTTTAATGTCCGTTCCAAACTTGCAAGCCCCTCTACTATTCTATCGTCTGTCATGCCCCGGCTCCCGGAAGTCCCCGATCGTTCAGCGGCTGCAATCATCTTTTCAGTGTCAGGATTTGAAACAATTCGCGCCCCCTTGAATTTTGATCCTTCAAAGTAGGTGGCTTTGTTTGCCATAAGCACGCCTCCAGCTTTAGGGAACATTAATTCGAGTCCGGCTTCTCCAAATATTCCAAAGCCTTTATCAGCAGTTCCCCCGTCTTTGTATTTTGGAATAGGCTTGGCTGCAACTAAAGCCAATTGCAATGCTCCCTGAGCGATAACCCAAGGCAAAAATGGCAACCCAAAAGTTTCAGGACTTTCTGCTACAGCCTTCATCGATCCCTTAAATGTATCAAGCGCAATATTAAACATAGACTGCAATTTATCAGCTTTAGCCTGTTTTGTTTTTATTGCAGCGGCCTTTTTGTCGTATTCCTCATTTATCTTTTCTTTTTGTGCAGCAGTAAGTTTTTCATTTGATAGTTTTTTGTCACGTTCCTTGTCGAGCGCGTCAAGTTCAGCATCTCTTTTTGATGAACCTAAATCAAAGGCTCCATTTACGGCCTCAGATGCAATCTGTATTTGCATATCCTTGACTTTTTCAGCTATCTCTTTTTTCTTTTCGGCTGCTTTTTCAGAATCTTTTAATTCTTTAGCGATTCTATCCTCAGTTTCTTTGTCCAAAGAATCCATTATTTTTTCTTCATCTTTCTCGGATTCTTTTAGCAAGTCTTCAATAGTTTTTTGTTCGGCCTTTCTTACTTCAATTCGTTCTTTTGCTGCATCCTTTTCTTTTTCAAGTAATGCTTTTTCGTTTTCGTCTGTTGATTTAATCCTTAATTCCTGTAATTTTAGTTCAAGGTCTTCATATTCTTTAGTCCCTGACTTGTATAATTTCAATTTATCATTCAAAAAATTTGATTCCTGATTAGATAAATCTTTCTTATATTCTTCATCGGTCGATAATCCGGCAATATGTACCTGATTAATTGATTTTACCTCTTTATCGTTGTTTAGTTCAATTATGTTTAGTTTATCCTTTAAAGCCTTTTCTAAATCAGTTTTTTGCTGATCTAAAAGTTCTTTTGTTCCTGTTTGTATGCTTTTTGCAGCTCTAATTTGTCTACTTACACTTTCGGTTCTAAGTTCATTTTCTTTTGCAATAGCCTCTTGTAATTTTCTATCATCTTCATTCCTGAGTTGACCGGATATTTTCTTTAAATTATTAATAACCTTTAAATTTTCAACTACATCATGCTGATGATTTACTTCAACTTCTGCGGTTTCATTTTCTAATTTAACAGCTGTTTTTAAACCATCGACTCTTTCAGTTAACGATTTTGTTGCATCTGCGTATAGTAATCGAGCTTCTTTAATCTTGAGATTAGCCTCAGAACGTGGAACAATCAATTTTATTTCTGATTTTTCCATCTCTTGAAGTTTTCCTGTATATTTTTCGGCTGAATTTGATGCTATATCCATGTTTGCACCAACTCCTAGCCATGCCGGCCCTAAAAGAGATAGTATTTTTGTCCAGAAAGTACCTATTTTTTCTTCCGGTTTATTGAAAACACTTGCCATTTTTTCACCACCACTAATCATTTCACCAACCAATACACCCCATGCAGCCTTAAATCCTGCAACTTTTCTTTCTAATAGTTCAACTCCTTCTTCTGATTTTGTAAGAAATGAATATAATGGGGCTCCAATTGCGGTCAAACCTCCTACAATAATTAATCCTATTGGTCCAAGCTTTGTTAATATTGACATAAATCTTCCAGATGCTTCGGCAACATCTCCGATTGGCCCCGGAAGCGAACTATATTTTTCACTTAAATGGCCTAATTGATCTGCATAACCACCAACTCCGCGTTGATGCCTATTTGTTTCAGCCTCTGCCTTTCCAATTTCACGACTTAATTTATTTATTTCATCGGCTGCCGCCTTTGTTCTTGTTCCGGTTTTATCGTATTCCTTTGTGAGTTCAGAAAGCTTTTGACGCATCCTAACAAGACTACCTTCTTCAGCGTCACCTGCTTTTATCTTATCATTAATGGCTTTCTTTTGATCTGCCAGTGCTTTATTATTCCGTTGAATTTGTTCATAAATATCTTTATCAAACTTATTTAGTTTTGCTTCTGAGTCTGCCAGTGCTTTGTTTGCAGCATCAAGTATTTTTTGAGCGTCGGCAGCTTCCTTTTGCGCTTTGGTTAAGTCATCAACGGTTTTTGTATGAGTTTTGGCCTTTTCAGTTGCGTCACCCATATTCTTAACAAGGGTTAAATAAGTTCCTGCAAGGTTTGAAAGTGCCTTATCAGAATTGACTATTGCGGTGGTTACCTGTTCAAGGTTAGTTATTTCGCTAGATTTGGCCATCGTTTTGTTCTTTAGATTTTTTTACTCTATCCTCAGCTTCTTTTTTCATTTCAATGAAGGTAATTAATCTCATATCTTCATTATACATTTCACCCATAAAATTAAAGACTGAATAAAATACCCTGATAAGACTTACTGTTTGTTTTTCCTGTTCTGATATCTGTTTTTTGTCTGGGTAAATTTCTTTGTGCTTATCAATTCGATATTCAATATAATCATTCAGTTTTTTAATGTCTTCAAGTTCTTTAATGTCAATACCTGTATGTTTTAAAACTTCGGCCAATACCTCTTTTAATTGCTCTGACTCTTTGTAGTCCTTACCGATAATTATTTTCCAAACATTAATCCGTGATTTTAACCGGATTTCAATAACTACCAATTTATAAAGTGCCTCCAATATCTGTAATCTTCGATAAGACATAATTCTATCAAAATCATTTTCAAGTTCATCGACTATGTTTCTGTCTCCGATTAAATCAAAGATATCATTTGCGAGTTTTTCCAGACGTTTACGAAAAAACCAAATCGGGATTAATCCAACCTTTTTTAAGTGGCTTGCTGACTTTGTAGAGTCTAATAAAATCACATCTTTGATAGTTATTTCGTATAGTCGTTTTATCATGTCAATATTACTATAGCTATTAATAAAATAGCAGTTACAAAAAGAGCTATTTTTAAGTATTTTATAAATTTATCGACAGATTTTAAATATGATTCACGTATCATTTTATAATGATCTTCCAATTTTTTAAAATCAATATCGTAATTTCCTTTATTCATTTGAAAATAGTTAAGTAGTCGTCTATAATTGCTTTGTCGTTTTTGGCCTTCACTTTAGGCTGATTATTTGGAGCAACCCCGAAAATATTACCGTAATTTTTAGCCAACCAATTTGTTTTGTAATCTTTAGAACTGATAAAGTATTCCTCCATCTTTGGCATAGTTAAAAACATTGCACTTTGAAATTCACCACTGACAAATAAATCAGGTTTTATCTTATTCATTCGTCTGGCATATGCTTTGCTTAAATTAGCTGATCCCGTTCTTGAGTGTATCAATGGTTTTCCTTCAGCGTCTTTATGTCCTATCATTTGTGACCTATTAGCGTCTATAATTTGATCCTGATTAGATTCAATAACCCTAACAATATTTGCGTTCAAATTAGCAACATATAAGGCTGACCTCTTCTGAATTTCGATGATACTTTCAAGCATAACATTTAAAATTAAGGGGAAACAATCGCTCATTTCCCCTATGTTTTATTCTGACTTTTCAGTCTTTTTCTTTACCGGAATTGGTACACCCAAAACCTTTGCAATTTCTTCGGGTGTTTCCGTCACTTTTCCCTTTAAGGATTGATCATAGAACTCTTTGAACTGCTCAAATGTCCATTTATTCCACCCATTCGGGTTGATATCAACCGTTCCAAATTTCATTATACAGGAATATTAAGAACGTTGGATAAGTAGGTCACATGAGAAGCGGCAATTGTTACTGCCTGTATCTCAAAGTCACCAGTTAATTTTGGTGTAGTGTTAAGGAAAGTAACCGGATAAATTCCGAGTGCCGCGCTTGCTACATCTATTGCAGTTGCCGCGCCACCGGTATCAGTTGACAGAGAAACAACTTCCCATTGTGAATAAGTGGTAAAACCTGCATAAGGTTCACCTGTTGCCCGTTTTGTTGCTTTCAATACGACTACACCGGTTGATCCGCTGTAAGCAGTTATAACTTCGATATTGATACCTGCAGGCGTAAGTGCTTCAAGCTCTTTACGGGTGAAATCAGTTTTAATGATCTGATAGTTCTTCCATTCCTCTACATCGTCAAAAATGATATCAAAGGGACTTGCCTTTTGTTTTTCAGCACCTCCTGGTTTAGGAATATCGAATGTCAAAAATAAACGTCCGCAGAATCCTTTTTGTAATCCTGCCGAAGTTGCAGCACTAATTAGATCGCCATTCTGTAAAACAAGCGTAAAATCAAATTCCTGGGTATCTGCTGCGAACCAAGTTTGATAATCCTCGTACGAAATATTAGCGTTGCCAACAAACTGAGGCGGAAAATCTTTGGTTTTTTCTATAAACCCGGTATTTGATGTTGTCATTTCCGGTGCCTGACTTTTTGGTTCCAATCCACGATCTAAGTCGAGATATATAGCCGAAATAGCTGCGGTAGTAGCAGGATTCATCAGCGTTGACCATCCAGCGGCAGTCTTAGCCTGTACAAATGTTTGGGCTGTGTTTTTCTTTTCAACAATAACACCTTTAATGTCAGTCAAAAATACTTTACTTTGCCCGTTACCTGAAAATCTAAACGTTTTCATATTTTAAACTTTTTGTATTAATAAATTTTGTAAGTTCACTTCAATAGACGAAAGTGGATCAAAAATAGTATCACCAGAATTATTTAACCAAAACGGATGATCATTTGAAGGGTATAAGAAATCATTACCTAATTGAATATTTGGATGATGTCCTAATGCTTCGTAGAGTGCTGAAAAAATGGGATATAAAATAGGCCTCATAACATTATCGTATCTTTGCTCTGTTGTATTATCTACCTTTGTCAGGTCACAAATAAACAATCGAACATTGATATTATACATGTAAGGTTCAATCCATTTTTGCTGATTCTCTGAAGTCTCCCAAACCAACCAAATCAAAGGATATTTAGTCTGTTGATTGTTATCTTTAGTTTGGCACATTTGAAGCAATTCAAGATAAGTACCAAACCCAAAATAAGGGACTAATCCATTATCAGGATCAATGTACTCGATTACTAAATCGTTTACTTCTTTAAATATGTCCGGGAAAATTCGAAAATCTACACTCATATTCCAAAGGCGTTAATATTCCATTTTGGGGTAAAAATCCAATCAGGATAGTTTGATTTGTTTGCAAAAAGAAAGTTATAAGCTGAAGGATCTGCATTAAAAACACATGGCAATTCTGAACCTAAAATAGGCCGATCATAAAATCGTTTGTATTCAGGTGAAATTTTACCATATAATGTCCTCATCCGTTCCCATGCGTTGACCATCTTGTTGACAGATGAAGCGCGATTACCCTTTTCACCCTTTGCCAGAACTGTACCAACACCGGATAAATGAGTTACGTCACGCTCTACATATTTGTAAAAGGTGTAATACGCTAAAATAGATTGTTTGGAAGTATTTTTTAATCCTTTCCATTTTAGCAAATAATCATGTCCTAAATAGCTATGGGTGAACTCGGCCCCGTTAACCAAATCAATGAATATTTGGCTTTGTGGATCTCCTGTTTCATCCAAATCGGCAATTAACAAAGAGTATAATTTATAGCCTAACAAGTCAATTAGTATTTCTTCTTCATACTGATCAATAGACCGAGCTAATTGTACTGCATTTGAATTATTGCCTACTAAATTAGGTAGCATAATTTCACCAATAAAATATGTATTGTCAGTAAACATAACTTACTTTTTTACTTTTGGTTGACGCTGTTTCTTTACCTTATTTGGCTTATTAACCTTTTTAGGGATAACTTTCTTTGGTAGTTCTGATCCATCGACTAAAGTTGCAGCCCCTACGCGGTGCATAATTTCTGCAAGCCTTCCTTTGAATACCTTACCTGTTCTTTTTGATACGCTTTCCATATTGAAATTTTAATATACCCTAAAACACCTTCCGGCAGTTCCAGATGTAAGATAAAAACTTAACTTTCCGGTTGTACCAGTTGCAAAAGTTAATGTAGCGCCTCCTGTAATTATTGCAGGATTTACAATAGTTATTGATCCATCTAATACAACGGTAACAGTACTTGATCCTGCCGAATTATCTATGATCAAATCGAAAGCCGTACCCATTCCTGCACCTGGTATTAAAGCAGCAATTGCCGTTGCTGTTGGTGTAGTTATGCTGGTTGCTTGTGCAGAAGTCGAACTGATAACACCTGCAAGCATCGTAGCTGCTGAAACTGTCGCGGTAGCATTAACGGCAACCGGTGTATGTTTTCGTATCAAATTCGGCAATGTTAATGATCCATCGGTAGTATTATCAATGTATTCACCATTTTGCAATTTAATGTCGTGTGTTATGGTTCCGGAAGTATTTGTAATATTAACACCATTTGTGACAGTCGCCGCGTTATGTGTTTCAATCTTTAACCCATCGGTAATTGCACAACCATTCGCATCAAATAAAGCAAGACCTTTTATTCCTGTTCCTGTCGCTGTTACGGTAGACTCAAGTGGATAGACCATATTTGAACTTGTAACATTACCAGAACCTTCGAATTTAGCTAAGACAGCGATCATATCACCTGTGCAAGTAGTGTTACTTGCTAAGTTGGTACTCATATTGAATCCTGCATGTCCGGCAACTGTTCCATTTAATGCAGACCTACCCTCTATTACGTTTATAAAAGTGGCAGTATTCAAAGTGTCCAAATCAGCATCAACCCTAAAACGTGCTGCGGCTACATCATAGGCGGCTGAAGCTGAATTGTGAATATTTACCTGAATAGGCACATAGTGCCCAGCTAAAGCAACATTATTAACTGGGGTTGTCCATGTACCATAAGCAAATGCAGCATTAGCGGCACCTCCTACCATTTTAGCCCTTCCAAAATCAAGACCCTTGGTTATCGCTGTACTGGTAAATTTTAACGGCGTAGTAGCAGAATTGGTAATTAATCCATCAGATGTAATTGTTCCAATTCCTGACATATTTCCGGTTGTTCCAATATCCCAATCACTTGAATTAATAGCCACTGTTCCTGTTCCATCGCCGAAAGTATATGCAGATACTTTTCCTATATCGTAAACATTTGCCGTCTTACACTCAAAGGCCGTAACTTTCATATGCTGTATTGCACCTGAGGCAACATAGGCAACTTTCAAATAATTGTAGTTTAAAGGCGTTGCTGATGTAATAGTTCCTGTTCCGGTATCCGTTAAAGTAAAAGGATCACCAATTTGAACCCATGAACCATTCGCGGTAACTTTACCATAAGCTGTGAC